ACCTTATTCTTGTGATAGGCCCTGCGTTTAGTCAACGTTGGGGAATTCCATAACTGAGAGATGACTACTCTTGGGATACTGTCTCAGGCTGCCGCCCTGGTGACTTTTATTTTAAGGCTACCCTTGGTTCTCTTGTTTTTCTTCTTCCGATGTCTAATCGGTCTTTTCCTGGTGATGTTTGTTTGTGCCCTCCTGTATGTTTTATGGGAAAGGGCGAATTTCAAGTCGAGGAGCCGTCCAGTCCGGTACAGCGAAGTGCTGCCGGAACCTGTCTCACGGGATGTGATGCATGGCAAATTACAGACGGTGCGCGCCTGCTTGAATGTTGGGAATCAAATTCCTCCGATGGCCAGTGCCAGCCAGTTAAAGAAGGATTCTGCCAGGATTAAAGCCCTGGTTGATATGAAGATGGACCGTATGAAGGCCGTGAGAGATAGGCCCTGTGATTCCGTGTGGGATGATGGTCGTCGTTGGGAGGGCGAGGAACGTGTTGTTGCCTCCTCTCTGGGGTTTTGCTGGTTAGACCTGTTCGATGAGAGGGACCACCGCCACGTGGCCTGGGGGCGAGATGGTGTGCAGAAATTTCGGGACGTGCTGGAGATGGGGGCGCGCTTATACCGAGACGAACGCTTTGATCAGTTTGTGGAGGATGCTATCGCCCTCGCTGCCGCCCATGAGCCCAATACTATCAGGGACAATCTCGGGGTGCATTCTGCCTTCGATCAGGCGATCGATAGGTACACGTCACCCGCAAATATCCAAGCGTTAGAGTCTTATACGTTCCCTTTTGTCGCCGAAGCAATGAAACGGATGAAAGACATTGCTCCATGGAGGTTTTCCGGTGCCAGCAAGGCTAAGGCGACTGAACTGGGCATTCCCGTGTCTGACTTTTTCTGTGAGACCCATAGCCATCCTTTACATGCGGCTCTGAGGCGCATGGAGGTGTGTGAGGTGTTGCCCCAGTATGTGCGAACTCCCGCGGTCTGCGTTTCCTTCTCCGCAGCTAATTATGGCATGTTGTCAGACCGTGTGGCACAGCCCATGAGGTGTTTAAATCCTGTGATGGATTTAAAAGATATGGGGCGTTACTCTAATGAAACTGTGTCACCAGACGTCTTTTCTATACCGAAGTTTGAGGAGCCCACCATGGTGTGCCTGGACTCGGGTCATTATCAGACGCCTGAAAACATGATAGCTTTGTTTGAGATGAATCCGACTTTGCGCACGGTCATCCTCACACACGTGTATCCTCTGGCCGCTTTGGAAAGTCACCGGAGTCCTGAGCCTCAAATTGCCACTTGGGCTAAGCAGGGGTCCGATATGATATATGTGCCAGAGGGCGACACTGGGGGCGCTTACAGACAGCCATGGAACAATCCTCTTCTCCTGGCTCACAGACTGTCAGCCTCAGACAATAATCTTGAGCTTTCCTGTGGCGTGGTTTGGAGCAAGCTGAATTCTCATGTGCAGATCATCACCAGATATCCTCTGGCCTCAATAGAATGTATTGCCATGAGGGCTGATGCTTACATGCCCATGCCCAAGATTTTTGACCGGATGCCACCGTGTGGCTTGATACCTGTCAAGTATTACACAAGGTTGGTGGATTACGGTAGGGCAGTTCAAGTCAGGGACCGTGATTTGTACGGGAAGATTCGTCAACAAGTGAACAATGGAGAATATTCCCTGAACATCGTTGAGAAGGATGTTCTTGTTCTTTGCGTGATGGCCGTATTGGAAGGTTTCAGCTTGGACATGCTGCCCACAACGCTGCACTCCACTTTGGGCGGTTATCTGAACCATCGTTTCCTGGCCGGGCCTGTCCGACGATTCTTTTACCGTAAGATATGGGGCAAGCTTGTGGACCGCAACTGTGCGATAGTTGCTGAGCCGAATGAACTGCGCATTGTCCCCACTTGTAAGCTTAGAGTTCGGTCACGTGCAGGCGCCCTGGTGTGCTATGATATGCACTTCACAGAAGAGTCCGCAGAAAGTCTTTTTGATCTCCAAGGTTGGGACAAGATGACTGAGCTCGTCGCCGAGCAAGGTTTTGGCAGATTTGTTCTGCCCCCTGCCAACAAAAAGTGGAGGGCAGCTTTTGGCCGGGACCGTTTCCGTGACTTGACGGTGGCAGATTATCGTAGAGTGATGCTTGAGGATCAATTGGCCGAGGCCGCACAGCTGGCACTGCTGGACCCTGATAAAACCAAAGCTTTGCTTGCTCGAATACGGGCCGATGTTGCTGCTTCCAATGAAGCTAGGATTCGCCGAGCGCAAATTGCCTCTGTGAAGCTTGCTAACATTGTGGGTCGTACAGTTCACAAGGTGGAAGGCTACACTATGTCGGGATTGGACATGACAAGTGATGCCGTGGTGAGTCTGGTTGCAACGTCATTGGAAAGGATGCGGAAGATGCGCACGTGCATGGATCGTTACTGCAAATGCTGTCGCCGTGAGCCTGAGGACGTCCCATTGCCCGGGAATTATGCCCTGGGTGGCGTGGATTCTGATCTCCTGTCTTCCGGTTCATCTTCTTCCTCGGACGCTGACACCCTGTCATTGGCCTTTGCACCAAGCTCGGACACAGCATCATTGATGACGAGTGCAGATTCTTTTGTGACCGCTGATGCAGGGCAGCCGGTTGATGAGCCTGAGGTGGTTTTTGCACCGGGGGGTGGTTTCATAATGCCTGGCAGAGGTGAGCCGTCACAAGTGCCAGCTCGGACAGTGACGTTCGCCGAGCCCGTGGATGTAGCCCCGCCGACGGTACAGCAAGCCGTAGTTGCTGCCCGTGCTGCTGGTATCACAGATAGCTTGCTTGATGACGTGCAGCACCAGTGGGGCAGGGTTATTACTACTGGGATGCTGAAGCCGAAATTGTGGCCCCAAGGGGTGAGCGTGGCTCGACAGTGGAATGAAATATTTCCGAAGAGTTGCGACCGCCGGGTGCATGAGTCTCCTTACCGGATTATGTCCGCGCCCAGGGGTCTTAAGTATCCCCGTGATGACTGCATTTTGGAGGCTATCGAGAAGTTGACTTCAACCAAGAAGGTGAGTCTAATGGCCACCATAGCTCATGCTTGGCCTCTCAATGAGCCTTGGAATGTTGTCGGAGGCTTGCCAGAGAAGGTCCTAGAAGCAGTGGGGTGCCGCTATGAGCTCCTCATTGTGGTTAATGAACGGGGGAAAGCGACACGACGCTATGGCCTCAAAGATGGCATAGTCCTGATCCTAGAAAGGCAAGGTAATCACATTGTGCCCAAGTATGTAACGGGCAAAGGCATAATTATCAGGCCTCATTATAAAGTTCATGGGATCCGGAACGCTATTGTTGAGGCACTTTCCGAGTTGCCTGCCGTTCGTTGGCAACAATGGATACCTGGGACGGCCCGCGCTGAAAAGTACGTCCGTGAGATGATAAGAGGGGCCACTGGCACGATCCATCGTTGGGCCATTAATGAACAAGCTCTGGCCGGTTGGGAGGAGGGTCTTGCGAATTTGAGTAGGCGAGATCCAGTTACACGGTGGCTCGCGGTCATTGAAGGTGATCCTGGCTGTCGTAAGAGTAGTGCCATCCAAAAGGTCCTTAAAAAGCCAAAATTTAAGAAGGACCATAATTTTCAGGTGGCTATTCAAACGGCAGTGCTTTGCCAGGACTGGAAAGACAAGCTGCAAGTGCAGGAAAAGGATCCCATGACTGGAAAGGGGCTCGCTGATAATTACTGCACGACCTACGAAAAGGCCTTGGCTAAAGGTTTTCCCTGTAAGGTTTTTGTCACTGACGAGGATAAATTGCCCCCAGGTTTTATGGAGTTGAAAGCGCACTTGTCTCCCAGCACTAGTCATTTCATTAGGCTGGGTGATCGTTTCCAGGCAAGATGGCATGATCCTAATGCCGACTGCCTACTGAATGATGACATGTCTGAGGGTATGTTCTTCTCTGAGTGGGCAGAATTTTACATCCAGGGTACCTGGCGGTTTGGGCCTTCCTGGGCGAATTTTTTTCGGATGCCTACTTTTGCGAAGAATGATACCAGGGTGTTCATTACGGACATAGTGCCAACGTGCGGTTCGCAATTGCAAATATTCCTCAATGACAAATCTTTGGATTTTTGCAATGCGCTTCACGAGATTGCTCTTATTCTATATCCAAGTGATGCCCAGGTTAGAGCAGCTACTGCACTAAGCGCTGCAGACGTGGTGTCTCATAGTGGCAGTCAGGGACGTGGGGAAGACCTGGTCTATGTGATCATGGATGAGACAGCACTCAAGGCAGAGGATCTCCGGACCATTTATGCTGCCCTGACTCGTGTCAAGAAGTTCATGATCATAGGCCTCACATATAACCGGTCTGCCGAAAATTTAGCCCGCGAACAAAGCCATCCGGTGTTTAGCCGATTGAGAACTCTTTATGGTAACCATCGACGAGGTCAGCCTATCACTGTCAGGCCTACAGATTCGATTGATATCAAAACTGAGATGGGAGGGTTTTCACGTCCGGTTCGGCAGGTTTTGGCCGGTCCGCACCATCTAGTCAGAAATCAAGAGTTTCTGAATGAGGTGGGTTACGAATGGCCGGATGAGTGCCTGGACCCTGATGGGACAGCTGTAGTGGGCCGTGAGTACTACCGGCAGCCAGATCGAAACGACCCTGGCTACCAAGACAATGCCCAAGTACGGGTTTACTTGGACCAACCGCGGGAGCGACGGCTAACCGATTATGGCCCGATTGAGGTGCCTCTGCCTGGAACCAAAGTAGCCACCCATTTACCGATCGCTAGCCGGCGCCAATGGGTGGAGTCTCAGGTTTCCCAGTGTGGTGATCGCTTTGATATGGAACTGATCTATAAGGGAGAGTTCTCAGATCAGTTTCCAGACAGGTGGATGTTCAGGCATGATGCTCAGGACATCCGTGCCAAATTAGTCAAGGCGATCCCCTTGAGGAAGGATAAGAGAGCACTGGCAGGAAAACTCAAGGTTCTTAGTGGCGACAATCCTTTGGCATATAAGCCAAACATGAGTCTTTGCGGTCAGGATCAGAAAACGACCGATCATGTGGCTTTCATGCGTGGCGTTAAAGAGAGGCTTAAAAGGTCAACGTTCCGGCATAACGAATTAATATATGCTAATGGGACGAGTGTGTACGGAGTGGCCCTCTTTAATGCCGTTAAGAAAGCTTTCCGGCTTAAGGACAACTATGCCTGGGATTCTCTGCGCTTTGAGAGTTATGTCGCCGAGTTTGCTGAGAAGAGGTCTATGCGGTCAGCCGCTCTTAAGACTATGTCGTTACCCAGGTCGGAACCGGAGTTTCGACAATTTATCACTGCAAAACGACAGATGAAAGTCAAGCCGGAGATCCCCACTGCCGGGAAGCCGTTACAGACGTTGATGATCCATTGTGACTATTATCTATACGCACTGGGTCCTATCAACGCCTACATGACCGATTTCTTCCTGGAGCATGCCCCGGAGAATATTTACTTGCATGTTAAGAAGACCTTTGCAGATTTTGATGCTTTTGCTGCGAAGCTCATGCGAGAGGCAACGGACCCCTGGGAGGGTGACGGTAAGCATTTTGAGACCTCATTGGATCACAACGCCACGTACATGTTTGAGCAGCTCATGCGACTGATGTCGGTTCCAGAGTTTTATATTCAAGTATTTCTGGATTATAAGATGCATGCTGTTTCACAGCTGATGATTCACTTCTTTATGACCATGTCAGGTGAAGCTTTCACATGGTTGATAAATACGATCAAGAACATCGCTGAAACACATTGCCGTTATTCAGTGCCTGCAACAGCCCCCCAGATCTACGGGGGTGATGATGAGACTCATGCTCATAGGTATCCTGTGAATCCTGGATGGCACGTTTGGAGGTCCTTTGAGACTTGCGAGTTGAAGCAGGAGTATACCTGGACACCCCGCGCCTTTTCCTACTATTTGACGAAACATGGCGCGGTTAAGGATCCTGTACATCTCTTCCGCAAGCTCCTCATTGCCGAGGAACGGGGAAAGTTGGAGGATGTGTTGGCTGGGTACGCTTTAGAAGCCCGGTCTCTTTTTATTAAGGGTGACCTTGTCGTTGAAATCTTGCCTCAGGAGGCAGTTGATGCCTGGCAATTGTTAAACAGTGAGCTTTTCAACATCATGAAACGATCCCGCATAGACCTAACCACAGTGGAGTCTATGAAGTTGCATTTTGTGAGGCCCCTGATACCATCATCAGTTAAACATTGGGCCCTCGGTTTTATAGCGGACATAAATACCGAGTATACCTGTGGAAGTCCGAATTCACCTTTGTCTCGCGAGTTTTTGGAAACGTTGCCAGTACTGGCAGATCATATTCAGAATAACGACGACATTGACCAAGTTTTATGATGGCCAATGCAGCAGAGGGTGTGATCACAGCTCGTGACCCTGGTGAGTCTGCCCGTGCCAGCGATCCTTTGGATGCACCTGGCCCTGAGCATTTCATTTCCGGACACTTTGATGTGTCCAAGACAGTGAGTTACTCCCATGCGCTCAACAAGTTGGCTGGGTTTGAAAGTCTTTACACACAATTTCCTATGTTGTCTATTCATAAGATTGTTTTCCGTGGGATGTTGGATGCCAAGACAACTGTTGTAGGTTGTCTATGTTACGATGCTGCTTCTCCTGATAGTGATACTGCTGGTGATCACCCGCAGTACTTTAGATATCGTGAAAACTCCTATCATGAGGGCATTGAGCATACGTGGGTTTTGGAACCTTCGCCAGGGATGGCGTTACAGGTTAACCCGCCGTCTCCCAACGGTGTTATGCCGAAGCTGTGTTTCTTTTCTCCTGCTGGCGGCGGTGGCCGCGTTTATATGCATGTTTACTTTTCTTTCAAGGGCCGCATTGTTATAAGCAAGGGCTCTTTAAACTAGAAGCTGCAGAAGGTGTCCGGGTCATTCAGCCCGTCACAGTGGGTGAGTCAACTGTGGCTGAATTGCCTGTGGTTCGCATGCCTCCTCAAAAGGAAGATTTAATTCCTGAAGAAGACATACCGTTAGTCAATGATGAAACGATGAAGATGTTTGATTCTGAAGAAGAATCCTCTTCCGCCGAAATTGAAGTGAACGGTAGGAGGTGCAAATGCGAAAACAGAATGGTCTTGTACGCTCAAGGCGAGGACGATGTTTATTCAAACAAGTATCTAATCAAGCTTATTTCAGCTAATTTTGCTACTTGCCGTTTGATAACTGCGTTCAAGCCTAGGCCTACTTTCGGACCTATGCAGTCTTTTCGTTTACCTTTTACCTCTGTTAAA